TGAGACCAGGTCCGGGTGCTTGCAGGTAGGCAGACACCAACCGTGGTGCTGTTGCGTCTCTAGGTAGTTATGGAGGAGAGAGTACTTCTTCCAAACTGCCCGGAGACCCGAAACACCGAACCCTGTTATTTCACTCCCTTTATGCACCCATCTTTTGGCGAATTCGTACGTGTCGTCAGACACATGCGTCTTCTCCTCAGATACGGGCATATCAAGAGTTTGTAACAGAGCTCGGTATTCGGTTGCAACGGCTGCATTGGCGATGACAAGATCATCACCTAGCAGAGCGTAGTCACGGAAGTGGGGGATTCCCACACGAACCGCAGCTAAGCGAACTAGGTAATGATGAGTCAAAGCCATTGCGCACCACGACGAATAAGCTCCCATGGGCTGGCCGCAAGCGTATTTCGCTGTACGCGCCATCCCTGAGAGCGTATATTCGTACCCTGTCAGAATATGGGCCCACGCATCAGCACGAACCTTCCCAATTACCTCTCGTACAACCTTAAGCTGGAGAGCTAGAGGCATACGATCGGTAGCGTTGGAAAGGTCAATGCTGTAGTATGGACCTTTGGGAGGCAAGCACGTGAGAAAGTGGCTCTGGGCAAAGGTGCAGTCTTGAGGGATCCTCTTCAGAATGCCGTTTAAGGCATCATGAAGGGGTCTCAAACAGGTCTGCGACCAATAGTCCAGAATCGCAATCACACGTGTCTTACCCTCCTTATCGCTGAAATAGGATATCCTTCTCAGCGACTTAGTCTTCGGCGGGTAGAGTTTGCTCCATACATCTACAATAGAGTAGGGAGAGCCCGCTATGGGGGCTTTGAGGCCCTCTATAACCTTGCTCAGCTTAGGCCCCCCTACTAGAACAATAGCGTCTAGTAGCTCTTGGGGGATTAAGGTAAGCTCGGAAACAGAGGTCAACAAAGCTTGCCCTAGCGGCCCTCTCTTTGTAGACATATGAGGCTTACTCCACTCGACGGACTTGTGTCGGATCCCCAATCCTCTGCACACATGTTTATGGTGCTTTTCCGAGATTTCGGGAAGAGCTCCATTCCATGGTGAAACGATTGGTGTCAGATCGAGATTCGGAGGCAGTATTACGCCCCTCAAGGCGATGAGCATCGTCATGAGAACGCGGATACCGTCTTTGGACTCGATCAGGTAGCGGAAAGGGATGAGCCACTCCGGCCACCCCTTAACCAACGCTACTCCTTCACAAGACTCTAATGGCCGGCCGGAGAGCACGCGCATAACGCAATTACGTGAGCTTTTCACGTATTTGACGGTAAACGCGACTCCCCGCTCGGACATTAGTTTGTCTAAGCGCGAGAAGTACATCTCTATTACGGTGGAATACATGTTACTTGAGAAATAAAGTGCTAGGATTTTCGAGACTAGCTGCTCGATTATTCGTAGCATTTTGTTCTTACGTTCCATGGAGAAGGTAAATACGTCATGCCGTGGTTAGCCATTTATGACGGGGCTGGGTAGGAGCGGTCCGTCAAAGTGATGATGACCCACGGCCATGAGATGGTTATTTAGGCTCTAGGTTACCAACCTAGGTTTGACCGAGATGCCTCTCAAGGTCACCTTGCTTGACTCACGGGCATGCCCCTGACGATAACAAGGGGTTCTTCAGCACTGTTGATGACAGCGGCTTCGTAACCCGTTGCTTCTCCCCATTGGTATACCAGTGTAGGTCGTAAAGGCTTCCGCATTGGAAACCTGTCAACCAGCAAGGTTCGCTAACCTAATCCGGCGACTCCACCTTGGAGCAAGTGCATTCCAAAGTGGAGGCGAATCAGGCTTCACGCCACTTCCAACTTCACCTAGGGACGCTTGTCTCCTAGGATTCGCC